CTCATTATCGTAAATTTCTTCATCGGACTTTTCCCACCTGTTGATATTATCCATAATCCTATCTACTGATTTATTTATTATTAATGGATTTATCTTATCTGTCAAAATATATTCACTTATTATTTCCCCTACCATAAGTGCGACTTCACCCCGCATATAAGATTTAATAGCTTCTAACTTTAATTGTTTTTGCCAAGTTTCCATAATCATCCCCTACTCCATGCACCAACCTCTACACGCTCCACTTTTGGTATATGGACATTTCTTTTTATCTTTAAAGCATTTACCATTGACTTCCTTGCACTTATTTCTTCCGTATTCTTCATAGAATTTATCTATTTCTTTTTGGTTTTCCCTATTCATTTATTTATCCTAACTGGTAATTTTTCTGGTTCTTTTACTGGTATTTCTTTTGGCTGGACAATCGGCTCTACCCTTAAAATTCTTTTTGGTTCACCTATTTGTGTCATTTTAACAGCTCCTTTTCTAAATAATCTTTATAATAAATAATCGGTACTTTATAATAATCCTTAAGCGATTTTATAACCTTATCGGTTTTAAATTCTTTTACTATTGTTTCATAATCTTTGTCTTCGTTATCGTAGAATGAGTATGTTCCACCACTTAAATAAACTGGATATCTATATATTGAAACCTCCTTATCATCTTTCTTTTGTTCGGTTTCATTTTTTGCTTTCTTTACCTTGAATGAAAATTTTAATTTACTACAGTTGTGGGTGAAAAATATCTCTTTAATTTTAACCTTTTCAGCCCTATAACCATCAGAATGTTCTATGACCTTTCCCAATAATTCAACAATCCCATATACGGAGATATCCTGGGGTATTGATTCTTCGGTAGTAGAAGCAAAACCATTACTAAAAGTAAAAGTAAATTGAGTTATATTATTATTAATATTTAATAAATTCTTAATAAAATCAATTTTATATTTATTAGCATAAAATCCACATTCACAATTAAAATCTGGGACTTTATGTTTGGCTTCTTTTAAACACTTGGCTTCGGCAATTCCATTTTTCCAGTAGCCGGCTTTTTCGCCAGCCCCATTACCAATTAATCTAAATTCCCATTTACCTTTAATTTTATAAAGCCTTACATTCCATTCCCTATATCCAATTATAGGTTCAATAACTAATAATTCTTCTTTGTCTTTGTCCATATTTCCTCATCCCATTTCTTATAATATTTACATTCCCTTATCGGAACTGAATTACAAATAGAACACTGCATACTTTTACAATCATTATCACCACAGGTGGCGCATAAACATTTATTGCAAATTTTTAATGTTTTTGTTTTCATTTTAGTAAATCTGGGTTTTCATAGATGTTGCCAATGATTTCACAATTATATTCATTAATTAAATCTATAAGAGTAAAATCCCAATAATCTTTATTAACATAATCCCAACCCTCGCCTATCCAACCAAAGTGATTTTTGGTATTATATTGTTCTCCATCTTCATAAACTTTTAATTTAATTTCTAAACAATCATAAGGTCGCGGATAATTTTCATACCAACCCATATGATGAGCTATAATTAAACATTTAACAATATCTCCCTCATAAATCTCTTTACCATTTTTGTCTTTAAGTCCTGTATATTGCATTATTTCACAATCTTTAAAAAAATCCCTACTTCTTAATTCCATTAGTATTGTATTCTTTGATGTTTGTTCATATGTAACATCTGTTCCATAGGGAAAATGCAATTTAAACATCTTCTTTTCTTTTTTATACCAAGCTCTAAATTTAATCTCTCTCATTTTGTTTTTATCTTAGTAATTCTAATTTCTTCCTAAGTTCATCATTTTCTTTTTGAAGTTCTAAAATCTTCCATACAAAAATCAAATCGGCTTTATCCACAATTTCCGTAAGATGTCTCGCAATATCATTGGCATATTGAAACGTAACATCCTTATAACTTATTAAATATTCGTAAAATTCCTTTTCTATTTCTCTCATTTCATCTTATCCTTGATATATATATTGATTTTCTTACCTTTAAATTCTTATCCTTATACCAGCTGCAATAACATGATTTTATATTTTTGATTTCACCCTGTATTAAACATTCATTATCAATCCAATTTTTACAGTTATGACAATTGTGTATCTTCATAAATTCATCAGTGACAAAAGGTGTATTAATTGTCTTTAAAGTTCTCAATGCTCTAAATTGTTCCATTAGTTCATTGTTTTCTAAGTTAAACATTTATTAGGTCATTTAATTTATTTATAAAATCTTTACTTGGTTTTAAAATTATTTCCTGTATATTATTTATGTATTGTCTGGAATATCCTAATTGCTTTTCTAAATCCCTTAATCTTAATTTTTTCCTCATTTTTCTAATTTGCTTACTTATCCTGTAACGCTCTAATGTCTCTTGCCAGTATTCTTTATTACTTCTCATACTTTCTTCCTGATTTAAGCGTATATATACACTTTAAAATTGATTTTAGGGGATAGTTTTTACTGCTATCCCCCGTAGTCTCAGGAGAATATATGGGTTCAAGTCTATTTTTTATTAATCTTATCATTATTTAATATTTAGAAAATATTACAACTATTAGGGTTTTATTTCCCCAGGACATAGTTTTAATACCTACGGATTTGTAAACAGGATTTAATATTACGGCTAAATGAGTACTGCTTGAAACCCATCTATCAACAATAATTTTTGGTTTTGTCGAGGGTGGCATCCTGCCAAAAATCTCTCCATATCTACATACTCTCGAACCATCTGCATAGTAATGATTGAAGTAATTATACTTTATTATAAACTCACATCTATCATAAGCTACATTCATCAACTTTGAACTTATTTCAAGTCTATTTAAATTATGATCTTCCCTAATATCATTAATTATATTTAAAGTATTCAATTCATAATTGCCTATTTCTATTGGCATAGCAAATAATGTTGATGGAATTGAGATAAAAAATATAATTAAAATAATTGTGACTATTAAAAATATTATTCTATTTCTTTTCATTTTTTCAATGCTTAAATCTACTATGCTCGAAATCTGGGTTAGCCTTTTCAAGCTTAATAAGAAGAGCTTCTAAATCTTCAACGTATTCATCAATATCATTATTTTCTGGAGCAGAAATCATTTTATTCTGTTCTTCCTGTACAATATGCCACAAAATATCTAGTTCATTTTGTGTAATACTAATATTCATTTTATCTCCTTTCTTCACCAATATTATCTTCATTATAAAACAGCCTTTCTATTGATACTCCCAAAAAATTTGATATTAATTTAATATATTTTTTTTGGGGATAGTTTTTATTTTGTGTCCAATTATTAACACGTTGTCTACTTACGTTTAAGGCTCTTGCGAGGTCTGATTTAGTAATACGCTTCTGATATAAAATTTCATTTAAATTATTCATAGTTTTTATTATAAAGATTATTTTTAACTTGTCAAGTGTTATTTTACCCATAAGTCAAAAAAAAATAGGGATAGCATAAATTAATATACTATCCCTAAGTGGTGGACGTGAGGAGAATTACACTCCTGTTGATAAATATAATGGCTATCAGGTAACCTGACACCAATATATCTACCCGAACTTGGACACGCCCAGAGGTAATACCCATGAAGATATTACTAGTAACATCTTAATTATATCAAATCAAATAAAAATTACTATTGTTTTTTGTAGACATCATAGATACCGCTTGCAATCAAGCCCGCAAATATAAATCCCATAACTGTATCGCTCGCATAGATACTGACTGCATACAATCCAGCACCTACCACTACCGACATAAGGGTATAAAATATAGGTTTGATTTCAGGTAACTCTGACTTTATTCTATTTATTATGGCTATTGTAATTATTGCTATTGTTGCAAAGTCTAATACTATATTATCCATTTTTCACCTCCTTAGCATCTACTCCACCCGCAACTGACACACACATAGCAGTTGCCTCCATTTTGTAATTTTGAACCGCACTCTGGACAGACATGATTTTCTATGAGTTTATTTATTTCACTATTTGTCATTCTGCACATGGGCGGTATTCCTACATTCTTTTCAGTATTAATTTGTTTTTCCATTCATTCCTTTCTTTTAAAATTTATATATGATTTGCATAAAATGTAAGTTGATGGCTTACGAATAATGATACATTTTGTAAGTTATTACTTGACAGTTATGTTCGGTTATTGTGAATATGGTAAATTAATGTACATAATTGTAGTCAGTTTATACAACGATTGTAGTATATATTTACAATGTGTAATAATGCTTACCGTAAAGAATAAACGGGTGCTTGCGTGGAATTATAATCTGATGTACATTAAATTTATCTTTAACAAACTTGACTACCGATATACAATACTGCCAGTTGGGAAAAGGTTTCTTAAACCACTCCCAAGCTAACTGGAAATCACACATACAGCCATTTTCCCAGAAGCCAAAATCCCCGCCTGATTTATTTGAAGCACAGCAAAAACCTGCCCTATGGGTATGCCCCATTATTCCACTTACCCATTGTTCATACAATTCATTCTTAGCAGTATATCCAGCAAACTTTCTTACCTTTGTACCGTGCTGATAGTGAAAGTCATTATAAACATATTCACTTCCGTAAGGGATAGACTTATATCCAAAGTCTTTAAGCCCTATCTTTTCGTTCATATCTATAAGACCTTCTGACGCATGGTGTCTCGACAAGTATGAGTTAAACCTATCTTCGTGATTGCCATACAGGAAAATCTTGTCCGATTTTTTAACTGCCTCTGCTACTTTTGCATTTGCTATATAACCAGCTTTAAAATCCTGTGCTATGGTAGTTATCCTATCTTTCCTTGTATCAAATTGAGAGAGTGACGGGCAATCTACTTGGTCACCGAGATTGATTAATTTATCCGGTTTTAAATCCTTAGCAAACTTTAATACTAAATCAAGTATTTCTTTATGATAATAAGGTGCATGTAAATCATTTATTACAAGGTGCGTTTCAATAGAATTTTTGTCTAAAATGAGAACCTCCCTGTTGAATTATAAATGGCTGGTTTTGTGTTAGGTTCGGATAGAAACCCCACCGGGAATATATCGGATTATTCCGCCTATCCGTTTTTACGTTATTCGCTGTTACTCCGAATTACCAGCCAACCCGTTCATAGTCTACTGGCGGTTTTTGCGGTACTTACGATTACCAACAGGATATTTAAGAGGAGCTACCCCACCGCCAACCTATTATTCCGGAAGTTTTTGTTATAGCAGAACGACCTAAACTGCTACGGTGGGCGTAGGATAGCTAATCCAGTCTTCAGACCGAAGTCTTTATACTTTACCCACCATATGGGGCAAGTTAAAAATAAAACTCTGACATAATCTTATCTCTTATATGCTCTATATAAATTTTAGTATGCTTTTTAAATATCTTATTTATTATTATCTTTATTATCTTTTTCAAGTTCTCTCTCCAGTTTTTCTATTAAATCAAGTACCTTACCATTACTTAGACCTTCTGGATTTAACAGATATTCAAGTATTTTTGCTATTTCAGTTTGGGTCAGTTCTATTAGCATTTATCTCCAGTCACAATGCACTCCCCATGAGTAAATCTTAAACCATGTAAATCTTGTATCACATTCATTTTTAATGAATAAGTAAAACTCGTATGGAGTCATTCCCCTTGGTGTTTTTAGGTCAACTGCTTTTCCTAATTGGTGTTGCGATTTACGTTTATAACCGTCACATGTACTTAATTTTTTTTTATAAAGATAATACTGATAGATTGCAGTTCTCCAGAAGCTATTAATAATAATCATTATTTCCCCAGCTTTATTTCTATATCCTATTGCTGGGCTTTCCTTGTATCTCCTGTTGAGCTTATCTCTTATCTTTTGAGTTTCTCTGGCAGTTCTAATAACATTGGCAATAAATTCTATTGTGGGTTTCACACTACGCCTAAAGACTAAACCCATTTTTACCACGCTACTCCAGGATTCACCAAAAACTATATTGCGAGTTAGCTTATCGTTATAGCATTGATAACCATCATAGTCTAAATCTTCGGCTGTCATATTTCACCCCCTATTCATAAGCCATATATACTTGTAATTTTTTCATCCAATAATCAGGTGTAAAATGATTTACTGCTTTTGTAATTAAATCAAATGTAGTGAGTTTACCTATTACACCGTCAGGTACAAGACCATTAGCTGTCTGATATGCTTTTACCTGGTCAAGCGTCTTACTTCCATATATACCGTCGTATCCACCCTCATTTTCAAACTCATATTCTTCCTGTAGGATTTCCTGTAACCATCTAACTTGATTACCCTTTGAACCCACTTTAAGTAATTTTAATTTCATATCATCATCCCCTATTGGTATTTTTATATTAGGTATCGGAGCTTTACTGTTTACTAAATCTAAATACTGTCCGTAGTACCCGCTTCTTTGATGTCCATTTATGTTAAAACACAGTTTATCCCAGCTTGATGTATTCCAGGGAAACTGCGATCTGTCTAAGTTGTTAAATACATTGCATACATTAGAACAGCCAATACGTTCTGCATGTCCTATTTGAAATTTCAGAATATTCCAACCCTTAGAAGTGGCTATATCTGAATAAAAACATTCCGTACAGTCTATCGGCTTGTTATAAGTGTCCGCCCACCTTTTAAAGACATTTGCAATATCTCTGCATTTATCATCTTCTTCACAATCACCCTGTAAGTGTATGTCCAGTATGTCAAACTGGCAGTTTTGCAGAATGTATGAATACATATTGCCTTTGCTCATAGCCATCGTGTATTGTTCGTTGCCTGCGCCCATTAAGAATCCGTACCTGTGTGCTATCGGATAAGCAAGATTAATTAACTGTGCATATCTTGAAATGGAGATATATTTCATTGGCTCGTTGATTATGGTTATTCTGCTGTTTAACCTGTTGCCACCACGAGCCAGTAGTTCCCTACAAGTATTATCCACCATTAATTTCCATTCAGTATCGGTAGGGATATGTCCAGAATTATCATTACGATTAGTACAGATATTGAATATAAGATACTGTTTGTTTTTTATAGCTTTATCCACTACGTCCCAGCAGCGGGAAGTTGAGCCGATAAACCAGCGTGTTTCAACGCACCGACCCAAACTCATACTTGGGCTCAGGGCGCAACTTGAACCTATACGGATACTCATAAATTTATAACTCCCATTATTATTGCAGATATAATACCCAGACCTATTACGGAAAATATCCCCAAAAGGATTTTGTCATGCCAGCGGAGTTTATCTTCGTGGCTTTTAAGTTTATTATTCTGTTCTTTATTTTTGACAAATATTGCTACTATGAGTTCCTTGGATGGCTTATGCATTAAATCCGTAATGCTAAGTTTGTCAAATTCTTCTATCTCTGGTTTCTTTGCCATATATCCCCCCAATAAAAAAGCACTCCAATTAAGAAGTGCTTATAATAATTTAGTTTTATTTGTTTAACTTATTTCACTTTGTCCATTTCAAGATTTATAAAGTGCATAACTCTATTAAGATAAAAGACTAATGCAATATTATCACAATTTGCTTCCCATTCTATCTTGTCGGGTTTTACCGTGATTTGTATTTTTATGTCTTGAAAATCTTTTTTAATTTCTCGATTCAATATGTTCCTTTATCAAATAATCTAAATCGTATCCCAATGAATTTGCTGTATATATTAATTCTCTAATTTCTTTCCATATTGAGAATTTAGAATTATCAAGATTGTAATCTATATCATTAATATTTGATTCAAATTTTTCTAATTTTTCTTTTATTTCAATATTATCAGATTTTAATTCTTTTATTTCTATATTCTGCTTATGTATAATATTGAATAAAATTCCTACAATAGTAAATAAAATAATAATTATTATTAATATAAATATTATTGATTTATTTATTCTCATTTTTAATCCTTTCATTATCCCAGTATGGACTTCTACACTTAGGACAAGTAAGAGGTTTTTTCTCTTTTCTCGGAATCCAGATATGCTCACATCTTTTACATTTTAATTTTAATAATTTCATATCATAAGTGTATAGCATATCTGTATATATGTCAAGTGTTAAATTAAATACTTGAAATTGTTAAATCAAGAATTATCGCCACAACTACTCTACCCAATCTACTCGAAGTTATCTTTAATTTTTTCCAACCAGCAGTAGTTGAAAGTTCACCCACTATATTATAATCTATTGAAACAGGTGTATCATCGCTTATAAGAGAACTTCCATATCCTGAACCATTGTCTACATAAATATTTACTCCAGTAGGGTCTGTACTTTCATAAATACCGAAGGTCAATGAATGTGTGTGATTTGATACAGTATGGGTATGATTGCTGACAGTATGTGTATGTGAACTTTCCGAACTTGATGTTGTACCCGTTACTGAATGTATATGATTATCTGAATATCCTGTATAATGTTCTCCAACACTATGAGTATGATCACTGTAAGCCTGAACATCGGTTACACCATTTAATATTGAATGATAATGACTATTCGTGCCGACTCCTGTAGAAAATGTACCCACATAATGTCTATGATTTCCTCCAGAACTTGCTGTTTGTCCAGTAACAGTATGACTATGAGAAGAACCCGAGCTTGTAGTCTGGCCTCCACCACTACTTGAAGTCTGTCCTCCTCCACTTGCCGCACCTTTAGAATAAGCCCTAAAATTCCTGCCAACTATATGAACCCAGGCACTTTTAATCTCATCTACATTGGGAGGCATATAAAACTCACACTCTAAAGGATAAGAACTGTCTAAACTATCATCAAAGTTATAGGGAAGTACATTTCTTAGCTGTGCATAATGTTCTGCATAAATAGAATTAGCACGAATAACCGACGCCTGTAAGTATCCGAACTTTACTGCCCCTGCATTTATAGCAGTCTTATCATTATCATAAGGCATCGCACTTGACAGTCTTCTATAATCATCTACTAATTTCTTTGATATATTTTCCAGGCTATTCGTAAGTTCAATACTCATCAATGTATGGTTCAGTAAGTCTTTGGTTATCTTTTTTACCCTGCAATCTACATTAAGTCCTAAATCGGAATCATAGACTCTCACAGTATCACCTAAAGCAATTGAATCATCTGACCATGTATCTTTCATCGCTTTCGATAGGTCTGCCATATTTACTAAATAACGCTCTATCGGACTGTCGTACTGGTCAAGGTATTCCTGTGCGTATGCTTTAAGCTCATCGACATCATCAAAAGTAGTAAAGAGTGCCACTTCTTTTGGATTTTTATAATCATCAATATTGGCACTCTCTAAATATATTTCACCGTCAAATGCCCTAATATAATCAAACCTTATTGTATTTAAAGCATCTGCATTTGCTATCTTTAGACCGATATAACGTATTGCGTTTTTATTTGCATTTGCAATTCCCGATATATCCCATTCTTCCTCCTGCCATTCGTTAGCAGTATCAATCGTCACATTATAAGTATTATCATCCCAGGCACTCTCGCCCATTCCAAACTTTAGGTTTGTACCAGTACGGGATGATTTTATCCAATATTTTAATTTTGTATGGTCAGTCAAATCAAGCTCGCTGCCAGCCCCTAAATCCCTTGTGAGGGTATCATTTAGACTATCGGTGGCAGCAGCGATCAGTTTAAGTGAAGCCTGGCCATGCTTTCTATCAACCGTGTCAGCACTCTTTACAAGATTGGTCTCATCTGATGTAGTCCAATCTGCAAGCACATCACACTCTTCCATTATTTGAGTATTTATAGTTATGTTGTCATTGCCATAGGGATAAAGACGGGTAACAATTTTTGATTGGTCTTCTTCTTTTTCAATATAATCACTATTCTTATCATATCTTATTTGTACTTTCTTAGTATCATCTCCAATAGTAGATTTAATATCTACTGTCCTGTCCTGATTGAAATATACTTCCCCGCCGAATGTCTCAAGTAGTAGAGTTATACCACGCAGTACCGTTATTCTTCTATCACTGTCCATATTCTCGGTTCCAAGATTATCAACATCTCCCACGCTCCAGGTAGTATCTGCAAGTAAGTTTGTAAGGGCAGTCTCAGCCGATACACTATTATATTCAAATGCTTCTACCGTGTAGTCATTTAGCTCAGTCATCAGATGGTCTAATTCTATATCAAAATAAGTCCTACCTTTGAGCTTTATTTTTTTAAGCCTTTTTACAAGATAATTTTCACCTTCTAATTCAACATAGCCTTCAGGTTCGATATAATCATTTGAGGGTATTTGCAATTTTGCAGTCCACGGTCCATTGACTTCTTTTGTAGTTGTTAATTTTATTGCTTTTGTTATATCTATTATTTCTGGAAATGCCGATGGTGATGTACTGGCCGATGGACTGAGTGAGGCTGAAGGCGAAATTGAAGCTGATTCCGAAGAGGAAGGGCTCGCACTTGCAGAAGGACTCAAACTTGGAGATTCGCTTGCACTCTCAGATGCTGAGGGAGAAAGAGATGCCGAGGGGCTAATTGATGCTGAAGGTGAAAGTGAGGCTGAGGGCGAATAACTCGGACTTTCAGATGAGCTTGGTGAAAGCGATGCTGATGGGCTAAGTGAAGCCGAGGGAGTCTCAGATGGTGATTCCGAGCTTGAAGGCGACAGAGATGCAGAGGGACTCAAAGATGCTGATGGGCTTAAAGATGCCGAAGGGCTTAATGATGCACTAACTGAAGATGATGGCGATGCACTTGCGCTCTCGGATGACGACGGCGATATTGAAGATGAAGGTGACAGACTTGCACTTTCGGAAGCACTTGGTGACAAACTTACTGAAGGTGATAAGCTGGCGCTCGCAGAAGATGACGGACTTAAACTGGCTGATGGCGACAGACTTGCACTCTCGGATGCCGATGGTGACAAAGATGCAGAAGGTGACGCACTTATTGATGGAGATTTACTTGCACTTGGAGACAGACTGGCAGATGGCGAGATTGAAGCCGAAGGTGAAAGTGATGCGGAAGGTGATGCACTGGCGCTTTCTGATGAAGAAGGACTAATACTTGCGCTCTCCGAACTTGACGGAGATAGAGATGGACTCTCTGAACTTGATGGAGATAGAGACGGACTTTCTGAACTTGATGGCGAAAGTGAAGCTGACTCCGAAGAGGATGGAGATATAGATGCACTTTCTGATGAGCTGGGTGACAGGCTGGCGCTTTCTGATGAAGAAGGAGATATGGATGCTGACTCACTGGCACTCGGTGACAGACTTGCTGATGGCGACAATGAAGGGCTCTCGGATGAAGAAGGTGATGCTGATGGACTAACACTGGCTGAGGGTGATAATGATGCTGATTCTGAGCTGGATGGTGATAGACTGGCACTTTCGGATGAGGAAGGGCTGAGTGATGGAGATTCCGAAGCACTTTCACTTGATTCTTCTATATCTCCCCATACTGCTATATGGCGGTCATAAGTAGACCAGGAAGATTTAAGGCTATTAGAAGTTATATCACCGCTCTTCATCACTGAAGAACCACCAACAGAACTACTGCCTGCCCTTATTCCTGTATCAGCACTGTAATAAGCAACATAATCACCCGACTGTACCTGTATATTATCTCCAGAAATATCAATATTACTATTAAGACCAGCAGAAACCTCAACCTCTGCTTCACCTATAAAATTATAATTAGTACCATCATCGCGGAAAACTTTTATTTTTACTGTACCGTCAGTGACTGTCCTGATATTTGCATTATGGAATAATCCAGCAACGGTCGCTCCCGTACCTGTATATATTTCCAGACGGGTATAACCAGTTCCAGATGAAGCTTGGTCTATATCGCCATATCCTATAGTTCCAGCCATATTATATATTACCTCTTATTAATTCCTTTGCTTTTCCCCAGCCGGGTATGACATCAGATTCCGTCCAACCTTTAGTAAATTTCTGATTTCTAAATTCTTTTTTTTTCCATCTTGCCCTTATCAAATTACCACCATGCTTTATATCAATATTTGGAAATTCAGATTTAAAGCCTTCGCACTTATACATATTTTGCCATTTGATTCTTCCATGCGTCATAGGTTCAAATCCCATCCTTCTTGAAAATCCCTCTTTTTCTACAAGTGCCACTCTTTCCTCAAAGTGTTTTATTAAAATATCCCTGTAAGCACATAAACCAGATAATTGTTTTGCGTCATAATGCAGAGCATGACCGTCACTCCACCTGAGAAACCATACATTTTCGTTATAATAGAATGTATCTTTTTTAGGCGGTACAAAATCAAAATGGCTCTTATGGTACAGTACATCATGCTCACATAAAAAAACTATATCCGTATCAAGTGTCTTTAAACCTTTTAGTATCTGCTTAAACATAGTCAAATATCCACGCTCAAGATTCATTATTATATGGTCTCCAAACGGTGTCTTTTTTAATGAAACACATATTATTTTTGAACCGTTTACACTTTCCTTTAACTGTTTCTGGCACATCTTCATTATGCCTTCGTCAAGCTCATTGTCTGTGTAATAGACTATTCCTTTTGTCACATCCCAATCAGGAACTGGCTTGAATCTGTCAATAAGCCATGACAGGGGATATTTAGCCTTATCCCATTTACCGTTTATAAATAGGTCTCTTGAATATCTGCGTGCGCTCATTATCCCAGGATTAGGATAGGGAAAACCAAAATCCCCACCCTGAGTCCTGAACATGTGAGCATACCAGGTCTTATGATTTACTTTTACTTTGCCGCCCGACAGCCATGTTTTACACGATACTTCCGTCCCTTGCTGTCCCCAGCTTCCATGCTTTTCATCACATATATCAAGCTCAAACCATTTGTCTCGGGTACACATAAAACAACTGCCCTGTATGGACATAGTCTCAGTTACGCCTGTCTCTTTTAGCTGTTTTTTATATTCGGCTCTCTTTTTATAAGCCCCCCAGTATTGGAAATGCAGGGTATTGTCAAATCTGTATGCAGTAGATTCAGGATTCCTTTTTTCCTTCCACAATATTTCACGTTTCATTTCACCGCCACATTTTTCACACTTGGGGGGAGTGGGGCCCTGATATAGACGGTGTCCACATTTTTGACATACCCAGTCAAAAGCATGCAGATTATACATTATGGGTATCATGGTCCAGTCATCGTGCATTTCCTTTATCATCTTTACATCTATACCCTCATCAAAACTGCAATGAGCATCTACTTTCATAAGATATTTTGCCTGTGATAATCTCGCTGCTTCATTACAGGTAGCTCTCTGGCCAACCGACGTCGTATGTCCAATTAAAGTAATATTAGGAGCTTTGGGGATTTCAGGGATTTTAGTATCGTATCCATCCAGTATCACTATTATCTCAGTATTCCCTCTAATGTTTTTGAGCAGGTTTTCAACCGTGAGCCCTAAGAACATCTCATTGCGGGCTGGAATTATTATACTTAAATCATAAGTTGACATAAAATTTGAAAAAATATAATATTATTAATATGAACAATATAACGGATATATTATCTACAAAGAAAATGGACTTTCCAGAAGCTATGCGACAGGTAATAAACGGTAAAAAAGTCACAAAACTTGAATGGAAAAATAATAATTATTATGGTTTTCTAAATGGTCAATGGCTCATGATTCATAAACCAGATGGAAAACTGTATGTCTGGAAAGTCAATGATGGCGACATGCTCGGTACTGACTGGGTCGTTATCTAATATCTTTTAAATCTTTAAAATTACTTACTACGCTTGTCCAGGGTTTAGTCTTATCGTAGTCATACCTATACTTGAAGTATTTCCATACCCTGCTGTATCTGTACCATTTATCTGCTTCTGGCTCGGTGTCATGCATTATAATATAATCTGCTTTATCCTTTAATCTTATTACATCTATATGTCTTCTTCTTTGCGGCGCATGGTCTATAAAGACAAGACCCCAGTGTGTATTATCAATGTCGGCCTTATCCCAGTCATTTACAATATGGACTTCGTGATAATCTGATTTGTACCTTAACGCTCTTTGTCCCCATCTTTTATTGTTATCATAAGAGATTACCTTCCTGTCGAACGTACAGCACAGCCAATCAAAAAATAATGTAGAAAAATAACCTGTTCCCATTTCAAGTATCGGCCCGCTGCTTTTATCAAATATCCTTGCAATCAAAAGCAGGTGGGTCATCATCACATGCATCGGTTTTTTATTCTTTTTAGCCACCAAACATTTCCTTTCTTAAATCTTTTGCCAGTCCCCAGTGTTGCAGTCTCCATCTTGGAATTAATTTTTTACTTACCTCGGTTGCAGGATTTACTCCATATCCCGTTTTAAAACTTACTGCTGGAATATCTGAACTCCATACAAAATCAGGGTCAGTCTTTATCGTTAAACTTGCAGGTATTTCAAGTTCATCATCACTGCTTGCCCAAATCTTATGGTCCTTAAAAAATCTATCTAATTCTCTTAACCATAGTTTTCTGTCTATCATCTGAGCACCGTTGGAATAACCCTTAAAATGATATTTGGGTGTCTTGTCTTTTTTATTTTTATAGTAGCAAATCCACACTGGCCAGTACCTATAACATTTACCAGAAGTGGTTGGCCTAAAACTAAAATAATCCGGTGGATATAGAAAATCAGATTCAGCAGTCAATATATAATCTGTATCTATTTCACGAAGGCCTATCTGTATTTGCCGAAATTCATTAAGATAGCAGTTATCATGCATACCTACACATATATTCCTACCGAAGTCTATGGGCTTTTGCGATACTGATACCAGCGGCAGGCTTCCCTTATTTTTTAATATATTCTGTTTTACCTTATTTTCAAAGTATTCATCTTCCCTGTTTGCAGTATAGTAAAGAACGGCTACGCTCAACATCTAAACATCTCTTTTTCTAGATCCTCCGTACTTCCCCAGTAAGGCAGGTAATTAGATTTAACATCCTTTATTATTTCTGTCATAGGATTTATACTGTGTCCAGTCTTAAAATCTATTGCTGGCCTGCCATGCCAGGTATATTTCTTATCGGTTTTTATATGGTATCTAATATGTAAATCTTTAGGCAGAACCTCATCTATTTCAGACCACACCTTGCGACCCCTAAGTATTTTGTTTTTATTGTCAAGCCACAATTCTCTGTCAATAAGCTGTGCGCCATCGGAATAACCCTTAAAGTAAAATGGCTTTCCTCTATAATGTACCCATACATTATCGTATCTATAACACTTCCCCGATTTCCTGGGTTTAAATGAGAAATACTCGGGCGGATACAAAAAGTCATCATTTGCGGTAAGAATATATTCTGTTTTAATAGCTTCAAGCCCTATCTGTACTTGCCTGTCTACATTCAAATAACATGGGTCATGGACACCGACACAAATATTTTTTCCAAAGTCAAGCGGTTTCTGTGATACTGATACTATCGGCAAATCCCTTTTTAACCTGAGTATGTTCTGCCTTATTATCCTGGCGAAATACTCGTCTTCATAATTGCCAGTAAAATATAGTATCGTTATCAATAGACCGTCCTTGTTATTATGCTTTTATATCCTAATTCCCTGGCCATAACTAATCTATGATTGCCTTCTATAATTCTATTATCAAGTCTTATCAGCACTGGCTTTTTAAACCCGTTCTTTTTGACATCATACATAAGTTCAATCTTATCCCTTACGAACCTGTCAATCCTGCCTCTTGACCAGCCGTCCTCTGCTCTTGCCCTTAGGACTTTTTTATAATAAGTATTATCCCTTGTATCTACATTGTCTGATTCCAGTACTTTCCTGAAAAGTTCAGCAGTTGATGATTGAGGTATTCTATTGTACTTGTCCTTATTTTTAGGATTCCATAAATCTTTAATGGGCTTTCTTTCCAGACCGGATTTAAACAGTATGCTCCACATTTCCCTGGGGTGCGGGTCTTTCTCCGGTGATACATAGTAAACTTCATTTACCGGCTGCCAGTTCCTAAAATAATATTTTAAGTCATTTAAACTTGTCTTTGCTTTCCAGTGAATCTGTTTTCTTACCTTTGCTGAGACTACAAGACAGTAGCAAGTCTTATATTGTATGGCGTCCATTATTGAAATAAAATCCTGTGCGGTCAGGTGATAATGAAAGTTTGCCATCAAAATCAAGTCAGCTACTGGAAGCTTATCAAAATCAAAATGCTCGCCTAATTGCTCGTTTATTACTTCATAATCCTGCTCGTTTTCATCCCTGTAAATTTCCGCTATGCTTGCCGCGTTCCTGCTTTTATCAATTCCTATGACACGCTTGTATCCTTTTTCTTTTGCAAGTCTTAAATACAGTCCTGCATTACAGCCAAACTCAATAAATATCTGTTCAGATACACATTTAGGTATAAGTGGTTTTATGAAATTGTCCCACTTACCCTCATTGCAGAACTTTGAATACCTGCGGTCTTTCCTATCCCCTATATCCATACCATCTATTTCAATGTTCTGGTGTACTTTCATTCTTTTACCCACATCCAGCTTATTCCCCTTGACACTGTACGTTCATCCTTTAATACAAACCAGGGATGAATACCATAAGCGTATGTCCAGCCCTGCACAACGTCTTTTACCTGAACATATAGCTTACTATTAGCACTCCTAAAAAAATCATGTCCTGCAACTATACCGCCAGGTCTTACTTTTTTTGACCATTCCGCTATATCGTTTGTAACCTGCTGAAATTCATGGTTTGCATCAATCCAGACAAAATCAAGACTGCTGTCATCAATGACCTTGACCGCATCCATGCTCCATGCTTTCATTATTATACAGTCATATCTTGCCAGTACTTTTCTTGCTACCCGCTCGTATTCGTCAAGTGTATCCTGGCTTCTGAAATCCCTATAAGTAGGGTATTTCTTCCATTTGTCTATGCAGTACATCTTAAGTCCCGGTATAGTCTTGCATAGTAATTCCGAATACTGACCCTTAAGGACTCCTATTTCTGCACCGACCTTAAATTTAAGTTCCTTAAAAAGTTTAGGGAGCTTTTCCCATCTGCCGCAGTCTATATTAAACGGAGACCTCTTATTTAAATCTATCTTATATTTTTTTATTATATATTCTAAAGTCTTATTCAATTGGATAATCTATAAGCTGTTGTTTTATTATATCCTGTACTTTTTTGCTGTATAACTGATTTTCCCAATCTTCAGGCCAGTTAGGCATTGGCATAAACTTTTCAATGAGCCAGCTAAAATCATGTATCCTTTTTTTATCCCTGTTATTTACAAAATAATCAAAAGCATAGGCATTACACTTCCTTGTATCCTTTTTGGGGAGAAAATACATCCTGCCGTATTCTCTGCCTTTGTGCAGATGTGCATACCGGGTATTCTTATTCGTTATCACCCTGCCACCGCGCATCCATGTTTTAAAACAAAGTTCTTCAGCTTCCATACCCCATCCAGTAAATCCTTTTATCTGCATAAATTCATTCTTTTTATACCAGCTTTTATGCATTACCCACATTGAAGCCTGACAGGTTATCGTGTCATCTATTTTTATATCCTCTCTTTCAAGTGTCCTATCATCCCACTTAAAACCATGAAATCCCATTGGCTTAAACTTTACAGGCCACATAAGATATTCATAATCAATCGGCGGTCGGTCATCGCATTGTTTTTGTATGCACCAATTCTCCGCGTCAAGCCTATTGCGTCTGGGTATTGCAATCCAGTCTTCTTCTAAATCCTTTACAATTATCTCGTCCCATCCATAGTCAAGCATACAGTGTGCATCCAAGCTCATTATATAATCACCATTACATACTGACGCTACAAGGTTTATTGCCTGTCTTTTCTGCGTATGGTAGTTTTTAGGTAATCTTATATATTTGACTCTATCATCTTCCACTACTTCATCTTTTGGAATATCGTATCCGTCCAAAATAGGATATACTTCAATATCCCCGATTGATTTTTCAAGTATATCTTCGACAGTCTTTTTTAGAAATATCTCATTTCGGCTTGGTATTGCTATACTTATCATGCCTTTCCCCTTATGATTACTATTGGCGGTCTTTGATGCCATGCTGGAGAAGGTGAAGCAGATGGGGAAGGGCTTGCCGAAGCTGATTCTGATGAAGATGGCGATAAACTGGCTGAAGGTGATAAGCTTGGAGACTCACTCGCACTTTCGGAAGCAGAAGGACTTAAACTGGCTGATGGCGATAAAGATGCTGATTCTGATGCTGAAGGGCTTATAGATGGTGATTCCGAGCTTGAGGGTGACAGAGATGCTGAAGGGCTAAGACTTGGTGATTCTGAACTTGACGGCGACAAACTTGCAGATGGAGAAAGTGAAGGGCTCTCAGAAGAAGAAGGTGATGCTGATGGCGATAAACTGGCTGAAGGTGATAAGCTTGGAGACTCACTCGCACTTTCGGAAGCAGAAGGAGACAATGATGCTGAAGGCGATAGAGAAGGACTCTCGGATGGAGAGGGTGAAGATTCATCTCCATAAACATAAAATATTAAATCATTAGCAGAAAATGCAGTCCATTCTAAACCACCCACATAGGAACAAAAATTGCCATCATGGGTCGGTGAAGAAGTATCCATTGTATAAAAGATGCAATTATCTACATCTGTCCCTACTCCCTCAATGACTAAAACATAATAAGTCTCATTTTCCAAAGTGATTTTATCTGCACCGCTAAATGTAAATTCTACAAGTTCATAATCTGTATCTATTGTCGTTACATCAACAGCATCAGAAGTTGCAAGAGCAGAACCAATCGGTAAAGATGATGTACCATAAGTACCTGAATGTGCATAAATATATGCGTGTATATTTCCAGTAGGAGAACCGACCTTTTTTAAATAAAAAACAGTACTATGTAATACGCTACCATCACCGGTAAAAGATTGACCCAAAGCTTCAGATTCAAGTTCAAATTTAGAACCTGCATAATCCATATTACTTTCGCTATAACTATCTATAATCTGTACCATTTAAGATAAATAAACCTTTCTCCATATCATTTCTATATCCACATCTATTGAAGCATCATCTGTACCTACCTGTATCTCATTGACTCCAGTAGCAAATACAATCATCTCAGCATCCTCATCACCGCCATCACCAAAACCTGATGGGGAATGAGAGCCATTTAACTTTATTGTCATATTCTTACAGTCAACTTCCAGTTCATCTGCAATATTGAAATTCTTAGTTATATCGAACCTGTTACCCGAAACAGTATTATTTTGAATGTAAATATGGGTCTGTGCTTGATTAAAAGTTATTGTAATAACTGGATAAGTGTAATAATGACCGCTGTTTGTGACATTGTAAGTAGTGTCATCTACGGTGATGCTTGATTGTGTATCGGTATCTGCGGTAGTATCATAAGCAAATGGGTCATTACATATAAATTCAATGTCAAGCAGTCTCCAGGCAGAATAATATCCCCTTATCGTTACTTTATTTACCTGTGCATTAAAATATCTATCAGTCTCATCGGAAAATATTAGCTGGACATCATTGTCATTATAAAGATAAGAAGAAAATGCAGGTATTATTGAGGTAACAAGATTTGAATAGCTTGTACCTACGAGCCTGCCTTCAACTTTTATAATGCGTGGCGGAAATTTTTTACCTACTTCAATCTCGCCATCCCTGTCGGGCGGGTCTAAACTATACCGTCTCTGCTGGTCAAGTATATCCTTATAAACATTATGGGTGGTAAATCCCTTATCGGATGCATCTGTACCATTAAGACTAAAATCTAAACTCATGTTAACCTGCCTCTTACTTGTTGCATGTCATAAAGCTGGTCTGCGATCCTTTTTAGGTCAGCTTCTTCTCTTACTATAAGTTCCGATATATTAAAATTATTTATAATTCCTGTACCGCCCTTTCCTTCGACTCCTGCAAAACTGCCCCTACCTTCTTTTATTGCCCTTACTAAACCAGCTGGCAGTACTGCTTCACCTTTGTAAAGGGGAATGTTTAGGTCGGATGAAAATGTATTTGCTTTCATGAGACCGCCTGACTGTTCTAAACTTGTACCAGTACTCCATCCTGTAGTAATGCTTCTCGGTATTCTATCTAACTGACTTATTATACTACTTACTTTTGCGCTTAACCCTGGAGCTTCCAATCTTGCTGTAATAGTTCTTGCCCTAAAAGCATCATCAAGTTTAATACCCATGACTCTGGCTTTGTCCATTATTTCATCTGCAGAAAAACCAAATTTCATCGCAAGCTGGGCAAATTGGTCAGCTCCTATTCTACCCAGATTAACATATTCTTCTGCAAGTTCCATTGCTCTTTTTTTAGCGTTTTCTTTTTCTTCATTTGTGGTAAGAAGTGAAGTATAGACCTGATACAAATCTTCCAGTGTATCTTTATAGGCATCGTCAAGTTCATTTTCGGATTTTATATATTCATCAGTACCTTCTTTGCCTTCTTTCAATAATTTATTTACTTCTTCTTTTGCCTCTCTTAATCCAATCTCTGATTCCTGTAAATTATTTGTAGCATCGATAGCATCAAATAAAGTATCCATTAAATCATTGAAAGCACTTCTAAGGTCATCAACTGCTTCGGTAGTTTCTTCTATTTCCTCTTTTAATAATCCCTGTGCTTCCGCATATTTTTCAGCTTCCTCTCTTGTAAGTCCATATTGTTCCATTAAAGACTTAATAGCACTTTCATTATCTACGGTTGCAATCTTGGCTTCAGTAGTCATATCTGCATAATCTTCCATAGTATTAGATAATGCTATTGTAGCTCCTATCATAGTATTATCTAATCCTCTTTTACCTATAACACCAAGGGCTTTTTCAAGATTTGTGATAAACTCATCATAATATCTTGATTGGTCTCTTATTGTGGCAATTTCCTCTTTAGATAATTCATTTTTAGCTCTTATTGCTATTTTAAGTTCATCAAATCTACTTTTAGCACCGGCTATAATAAAGGTATTTTCTATAGCTGTCTTTGATAATCTTGACCACCATGTATTTGTTTCTCTTAAAGTATCAGTTAAACCTATGAAATATTTATTCAATAAATATGAGGCAACTATAGTAGCAGCAATCCAACCACCAGTACCAATAGCACCTTTAGCAGTAGTACTTAGAGATGCAAAAGCCGTTCTCAAAGTAAGCACAGCTTTTGTCATTGAACCAATGAGTAATAATGCTGGGCCTATACCAGCAGCAATAAGACCCAAAATTGTTATCCACTTTTTTTGTTCATCATTTAAATCTTTAAACTTCTCAACCCAGGGCTTGACCATATCTATAAATTTTTGCATAACGGGTATCAGACTCTTACCAAGTTCTATCATTGCAAGATTTACCTGTTCCTTAAATATACGCATCTGGTTTGCAGGGCTTTCCAAAGTCCTTGCCATATCCCCTTGTGCATCAGAAGTACGTTCCATAATAGCACCATAACGAGCCATTATCTTCTGGGATTCGGTCATTACCTCGCCTTCTTCTATAATCCCCTGTTTTAAAGCATACATCTGAACCGCTGTCTCATTTACTACAATACCTAAATCCTGCAAAGGTCTCGGCATACCCACTATGCCTGACTTTAATTTATCAAATGCTTCTTCTGGCCTGAGGTTATAAAATGAAGCCATATCGTATGCAAGCTCTGTCATGCTCTTTGACATATCGTATGCAGCTTCCTCGGTCAATCCCATTGATTTAAGCATTACATCAAAAGTACCTACCTGTTTTCTTACTTCATACTCGTTTAATCCTACGCTTTCGGAAAATGCCCTACTCCAATCACGCGCAGCATCTGCCATCTTACCAAGCGATACTTCAAATAAGTTTTCACTTTCAACAACATCCATTGCCATATCAAGTGATTTTTTACCTATAAGGACAAGCGGGGCTGTGACAGCTATGGATAGTTTAGTGCCAAGCGAGGTCATAGTTTGTGCAGCACGCCTGAATTTATCTTCAGTAGTCTTTACAGATTTGTCTACTTCCCCAAAAGCTTTTTTGACACTACTGCTATCTCCAGTTATTACAATTCTAATTTTTTCTTCTGCCATTTAATTTCCTTTTTAATTCTTTTACTTCATCTCCCCAGTCAGCATCCTGGACTTTTTTGAATTTTCTTTTCTGCTCATCCATAAGCTCTTCTTGAGATTCAAAATAATGTTTCATATAATCAAAATATCCCCATAATCTACTTATGGGGATATGTTTGATTTCTTCATATTCTTTGCCGAAAAACTTTAGAAATTGAGCAAATAAATCTATTATTTTAAATGGTTTTTCTTCTTCTTTGCCTCCCTTTTGGGAGGTAGAACTTTTTTTAATACACCTTTTTCTACAAGTATATTTGTATACTGCGTTATGAACTGTTCCAGTGCGGTTGAGCCAAGCTTCTTCTTTAGTTTAGTTATGTCTACATTTTTGTTATTATTTACTATGAGTGATATGACCAATTTTCTCTGGGCTTCTATGTATTCTTCTGGTTTGAATTTCCCTGATAGAAGATTCATCAAAAATACCCAGCTTTCAACATCGGGGTCAGTAAGTATATTGAAGACCATATCATCTATTACAAGTTCTATTTCTTCATTGATAAAACCAGTTAAATCTATTTTTTTATCCATATTGTAACCTTATGCGCTTGGACTGGATGATGGACTCGGTGAAGCACTGCTTGAAGGTGAAGTGCTGGAACTCGGCGAGCTTGATGCTGAAGGCGAAGAACTTTCGCTTGAAGATGGTGATGCGCTTGCACTTGGTGATACACTTGCCGATGGGCTTACCCAGTCAACTGATTGGTCATTCTTGATTGTACCTGTGACTATCTCTGATGTACTCTTTGTAGCTTTACTGTGAACATCAAGATATACAGCTTTTGTAACTGGGTCAAGATGCTTTGCACAACTCAGGTATGTAAGTTCGGGTATTGCAATCTTAAATTCCCTTGCAGAAGAACCGCTCCCATAACTGCAATCAACAGTAAAATCTCCCGTTGCGAGTGCGTCTGTAAGTGCAGTTGAATCACCAAAAAGTATCTTACCGTAAAGCGAATCATTTTCAGTAAATTTAAGTCTCATTGTGACATCAACATCAAATGGACCTTCCAGTAATGTATTTGGCTTATATGTCGTGGTCTGTATTGCTTCCAGATTATTATTTATGGTAATAACAAAGTTAGATATGGTAGTGATAGTTCCGCTGTCAAGAGTATAAGTGCCATCGTGGAACATAAACGGCTCATCTGTCTCATAAGAAGCGGTGGTAGATGAAGATTGTATTTCGGCATCACAGGCCATAAAATTAACGTCCAGAAGTATCGGCTGTGCGGTATTACCAGTTATAACTAACTGATTTATCTTACAACCTATAAACCTCTCAACATTGTCAAGTTTACGCTCTATTGTAAGCCAAGGTATCGTATCAGCTCTTGTTATCGTATGTGTATATACTGCACCTGCACCTTCGGTGACTGCATCCGCGCCTAAAGTATAGGCGAGAATCTCGCCACCATTACCAGGTCTTGCATAAGTCTGAAAAGAACCTCCGGGTCTGTGGGTGACTTTAAGTATCTCGTCAAGTTCCCTATCCGCATTGAGAGTCCTGTTTTCCATCACATCCTGTACCTGTTCAAGTGATTCTTCAGAAGCAAGCCTGACAAAAGTAACAGGAGCAGTATCGGTTGTCTGATCTATTTGTGAAGCAAACCCGACATAACCTTTTGAACTCCTATATCCTGTCATTTCCTTCTCCTTTTCGTTTTTCTCCTTTTATTTTTTAATTTTATTCTTTCCACAATAAAGTCTTTCCTTGCGTGCGCTTCCTTTTCGGACATTTCAGGTACAAGGTCGCCTTTATTGATTATCCTTTTAAAATCAGGAATATATATCTCAACATCTCCTATATATCTTATGATTTTCATCAATCATCCTCCTCCTTATCCGCCACTATTGTTATTTCAATAGTCGCATAAACATTACCATTGCCAGCCCTGACATAATCATTTCGTATTTCCTCTATAGAGTATTTAAGACAGGTCTGATTAAGAGATGGTTTTGCCCTTAAAGCTGAAAGTAAGTCTTCCCCCAATGTCTCCTGGGTCTGCTGTATTGAAGTCTCATCAAACATATAAATAAAAGCAGTTATTGTAAATTTGTAATGAGCCCAATGTGAACTCAGTTCAGCAGGCTCAAAAGTAGCACCATCGTAAAATATGCCTATCATATTGTTTGTATCAAAAAATCTCGGCATATAGTCAAGTGCCCTATTTATTCCATCTACTTCACCGAGTATTGAGGCTAACTGGTCTTTTATATCCGATACGCTACTCATAGACTCTCCAATAATTTTCTAAATGCTTTTTGATAAATTTTAATTATATCTCTTCTTTTTTGTTCCAATGTCTTAAAGAAATAAGGCTGTTTTTTACTTCTGGTAAATCTCATAAATACTTCCTTGCCGGCCTCGCTGAATTTAAGAAACATTCTTTTCGGGGTACGGGCTGGCTCTGCATAATGACCAAGCTCAATAGCTCTTGCATAATTTAGAATTGAATATATTTTTCTATTTGCCAGACTGACTTTTATTGAGCGTGAAAGAGCGCCACTTTTCTTTGGAGCTGCTGCAGATATTTCTCTTTTAAGGAGTCCCAAGGCTTGATTATCAGCAGAGGTCATTACATCAGTGACATATTTATTTGGGCTTGAAATAAATCTTTTAAGTTTTTGAGGCACTTCAATTTTTATACCTAATTGCATTACCTACCCCAATGTCTGCACCTGTAATCATCTAAATCCTGCTTTATATCCCAAGGCATCATTTGGCTTTTTATATTTGCCAGACTGGACTCATCAAATCTGGTCGAAAAATCAATCACTTCGGCTTTAAATACTCTCATGACCCAAGTCTTTAATGCGTTTTTCAGCACATTAGGAACATTAGCTTTTGCCGCTCCCCAGCCTGCAACATAGACAATATCAACATTCTGATAATCGGTAGTGGTAAAAGTATCACTATCAAGTTTTATATATCCTTCTTCTCCATAGACATAGAAATCATCAGAATCTACTTCCTCATCATCTATGGAAAGGGAGGTAACTGAATTTATCGGGTAGTGCTTTAAGAACATATAATCTTTACCATTACCGTCATATATCTCAGAATAAGTGGAACTAATCATCGTGACACCTAAATAATTTTCCATTTTGCCGTTGTAGGCATCCAGAAGTCCTATTAGCAGGTCATCTTTTCCCGTCTGGGCAGCTGGGATATTTAAAAACGACCTCATCTCGTCTAATGTGACTATTGTCGTGTCTGCGACTGGCATAATTTTCTCCTTATAAAGTCAGCCAGCCTCACCATCACTGGCAAAGCTGGCTTTTTATCTTTAAGTTCAAACATCTCTTTTTCTGCATCTTTTCGTATTGCTTTTTCAGTTATTTTACGCATTTAATATCACTCGCTTGGACTTGGGCTTACACTTGAACTTGGACTAAGCGATGCAGACGGGCTCAAGCTGGCCGAAGGTGACAGACTCGCACTCGGGCTAAGTGAAGCAGATGCCGAACTGGAAGGCGAGTATGACGCTGACGGGCTTAAGCTTGCACTGGGTGACAATGAAGCAGATTCCGAACTGGAAGGCGAAGCTGAAGCCGATTCACTGCTGGATGGAGACAAGCTTGCACTCTCAGAACTTGAAGGTGAAAGTGAAGCACTCGGTGAAAGTGATGCGCTCCCCGACGGGCTCTCAGAGCTTGAAGGTGAAAGTGAAGGACTCTCTGATGAACTCGGTGACAGCGACGGACTCTCTGAACTGGAAGGCGACAATGATGCACTTGGGCTCAAGCTTGGACTTTCTGAAGAACTCGGCGATATAGATGCACTCGGGCTAATCGAAGCTGACGGCGACAATGATGCACTCGGACTCAGACTTGCTGATGCACTCGGACTTTCTGATGAACTCGGTGAGAGTGATGCAGAAGGGCTAAGTGATGGAGACTCTGAGCTTGACGGTGAAAGTGAAGCACTTGGCGACAGTGATGCGCTCGGACTTAAGCTCGGACTTTCTGATGAGCTCGGTGAGAGTGATGCGCTCGGGCTGAGTGATGCTGACGGACTTAAGCTTGAAGATACACTACTTGATGGTGAAGCCGAAGCCGATGGTGAAGCCGAAGCCGATGCACTCGAGCTGGCTGAGAGTGATGCACTTTCTGAAGCGGATTCCGAACTTGATGGTGACAATGATGAACTCGGACTTACCGAAGATGAAGGACTAAGTGATGAGCTCGGACTTGCTGATGGACTATAAGAAGCTATAACGGGAATCATCACATTGTAAGCCTCATAATCAGTACCATTACATCTTACCCTCATAGAAGTATCCTTAGTGACTGCGTACCCATTCATGCCAGATACTTTTATAGTTGCATTATTTATCCAGTCTTTATTTATCACCACAAAATTCATATCTTTAACATTCGGTGCAACAATCGCATAAGTACCACTTCCGGAAGTCACTTCCAAATATCTATATGTCTCTGCCTCATAAGTCGTCAAAGTATAATTAGCCGATGTCAAGGTAATGCCTGATAGCGTAAAATCTATAGGTGTTTTCATATTACAATCCTTTCATGGCAAAGCGCCCAGTTGCCCAGGCGCTTTTTACCTAAACTTTGACTAATCTGCATCAACATCTGCACCGCTATATCTCAGTTCAAGAACATAAACAGCAGAAACAATATTAGAACCGCTTGAAGAACCTGCATGCAAAGCTATACAATCATAACCGTCATCAAGAATATCGGGTGTGAATTCAAATACTACGACCTTATTCGTTGTTCCTGCATCAGTCGTATAACTGACTGCTGCTGTCCTTGACACAAGAGTATCACTTGTGGCAGTATCAAGATTTGACCAGATATTTACAACATTGGTTATGGCAGTATGCCCAGTTCCTGCAACTGCTGTCGCTTGTTCAATAGTAAGTGCAACAGTATTGGATGCCCCTTGTGTAATTTGGGCTATTATGTGGACTTTAACTATATTCTTTAGACTGATATATTTACCAGTTAGTCCACCTGCATCCGTTGCTGGCTCTAAAGCCTCCACAACTTTTACTTTATCTACATTAATCATTTTTCTCTCCTATAATTAAAATTTAACAATTAACTAACCGTTATTTGTTGATAACACTACAAATGGACTTACTGTATTATTACCACCAAAGGTAGTAAGTGTAGAATTCCACCAGGGCATCCCATCTACTCTGTAAGTAAACCTTAATACCTGCTCATCATAATTAAATCTAACGTGCATTGAAGAAGCCTGCTGCATAGCACCTTTATCTATCATTACATATTGACTAAGGTCTGCTAACATAATATCTCCAGTAGTACCTACATCATCTGAAGTCTGCTCTATAATTAATACAGGTCTGCCCATTATGGTTGAATATTGACTACCAGATATACCTCCTGGAGGCATATATGCAGGTATATAACCAGCATCTGAAACAGTCATATTCCATAGGTATTCTTCTGCAACTTGATTTATCAACCATACTGCTTTTCCCCTAGAAGAAGCAGGAAATCTCATAAGCATCCCAGTTATATCAGAAAATGCTATGGTATTTGCCCCACTCCTTGTTACGGATATCAAACAATTGGAATTCATAATTCCCAGGGGTTGTCCAACCCCACTACCACTCATGATGTAATAGTCAATCATAAAACCAAATTCTTCTGCAAATGCTTTATTTACAAAAGCTTCTAATGCAGTTGTATCAGCTACCAGTTCATCAGTTAAATAACAGAGACCCATTATTTTACTGAGTTCCAATTCCAACTGTTTAAATTTTGGTTTTTTAGCAGTTACGGTATCAGCTTCAGATACTGGATAAATCTGGATTCCACCATATCTTGATCCAGTTGCTCTAGAAGATTCATCTACTGCATTGATTTTAATTCCATTCGAATTTGCACCTATAGGAAATCTGGTTACTTTAGAGGCAAGTAATCCAGTTTGATATGCATTTTGCAATATCTCTGATGCAAAATCAGTCTGAACTAGATACCCACCATCAGCCGGTACGGATTCTCCCATCCCAGAAGCTGCTCTTATTTCTGCAAGTCGCGGATCAACTTTTCTTATGTCTGCTGGAGCATCTGCCATAATTACAGCACCCAAAAACTCACTCAAGGATTTAAATCTTTTTTCTTCTGGCTCTTGGGGAGTATTCTTTATCGGAGGCTCATCTGCGGGTTCATTTATCTGGCTGTCAAGTTTTATCTGGTTTTCTTCCCTTTCAATAGCTTTTGTCTTGGAATCTATTTCTTTCATAAGCTCATCATATTTAGACTGCTCATCTTCATTTAAATCCCTTTCTTCTTCTTCAGCTTTATCGAGAAGAGTCCTTGCTTCTTTTACTATATCGGCCTTCTGTTTGTTAAGTTTTTCCAACTTGTCCATGTTTTATTTCTCCTTTTCTTTTAACAATAACTTTCTCCTTAGTACAGAAATATGCTCCTGCTCTTTTCTGCGTCTTTGTTCATCTGAGTTATCCTCCTGGAGCTCCTCGAGATGATTTTCATATACCTGTTTCGGTGGTGTCGTTTTGCGCATACCCGCAATAGTCTGCGGATAAGCTGGAAATGTAACAGGTGAAACATCCCATAATTCTTTCGCCTTTACCAAAGTCCTTACGACATTATTTTTATCTTCTGAATCCCACTGGTCTTTTTCGGTAATCCATTGAAAACTCATCTGGTTTATATCGCCACGTTTAATCAAGTTCATTAAATCTTTTGCATAGCTTGTCTCGGGTGGGGTTATCTCAATTTTCAGACCCTTTTTATCTTCTTCTAAAATAAGTGTTCCGTTTTTTGTCCTGCCGAGTACCATGTTCTCATCATGGTTAAATAGGGCTCTCACATCATCATCTAATACATCGCTAAAAAAGCCTCTTTTGATTTTTTCCCTAAATCCACCCAGGTCATCAGAAAGCTGGTTGAACACAGCAGCATAGCCGACAATCTTGGGTACTTCGTTTTCTTCTTCCACCATCCTTACTTCAAAAGGATATGAACGGGATTCAAAATATGATTTTTTTGTTTTTTCCATTTTTACCTCTTTTGTATCTTTATTTTTCCAAAGAGAATTACAAATAGCATAACGCTGGTCATTGTCGGGATATTCATCGTTCATAAGTGAATCCCCCATACACCTTTTTAAAAACTCATCCTTTGTCTCCGTATCTTTTGGTTTTGGTATTGGCATTTGTAACTCCAATAAAAATAGACCCCTAAAAAGAGGTCTTATAATTAAAACTTATCCGGCACTAATCATACATACACAACCACCGTGAAGCGGCGGATGTGAAATATTACTCGGGAAAGTAAGAGGGTCTCTGCCCTCTGCTTCCATAAGGTCGGTCTTGTTCTTAAACGGCTGGTCTATCCCTACGACCTTGCCGTCAAGCTCCTCGCAGAACGGACAGCTCTTAGAACCCATATTTATCCATATAAGTCTCTGTACCCCGCCGAGACCGTAAGTGAAAAGCGATACTGCCCCAGCTATTTTAACAGTCTCTTTCAAAGAAACTGTCTGTGGTCTTGTCTGTTCCCATTCCTTAAATTTATTTTCTACTTCGTTGTATAAATCAAGCTCTCTTTCGGCAGCGTCTGCAACTGTCTTATTCAGTCTGCTCTTTGATGTGGCTATATATCTTTTATTAAAAGCTTCGGTATATTCCTCCATAAACTTTTCAAGCTTGGCCTTATCAAGCTCAGCTCCTATTTCTTCAAGTGCCGCACCGAATATAACCTTGCCATAAGTATCTATTACTGGCCTCGAGCGTTTATTTATTTCTCCGTATTTCTTTTCATAGAACTCTTCCAGAAATTCGGTAAAGTTTAATATGTCTATGTTCCTTTTTTTAAATATGGATTTAGCTGCTTTTAGTATACCTGTTTTTTCAAGTTTTATTATCCTTGAAGCGGTCTCTTCAAAAAGACCGCGGTAATTATTTGCTATCCTTGATTTAAGTGTCGCGCTTCTCCTGGCTCTCAGTTCCACTTTGCTTTTGCTGACCTGGTTTTGCGGTGGCGGTGTCTGTGGCGGTATCATGGATGAACCCGATTCCATCATGTTTAGCGGTGTCCAGTATTTTTTGCCTAAGTCATCGGGCATCGGATTCATATTTTCCAACGCCCTTATTTCATCTCCGTTCATCCAGCCGCCGTTCCTTGCTGTGTTATACGCTTCATACCTTGTCTTTATATCTCCACGAAGCAGGCCTTTTAATTCATGCTCTATAAAATACTGGTTTATATCGGCCGGGTCAAGCAGTTGAATTGTCTCGGATTGTTCTATGCGCACACACCAGGGGCGGAGCGTGTATATAACATGCTCTATGCCCATTTCTTCAATATTATTGAATGTGGCTCTATCTAAATCCCTGAGTAGATGTGGGGATATATTAAATATCCTTGCAATTTCAAGTATTTGAAATTTCCTGCTATCAAGGAACTGTGCATCATTTAGGGGAATCATATTTTTGCTGTATTTCATCCCCTCTTCCAGAATCATTATTTTATGTGCATTAGATATACCTGTATATTTTTCCTTAAGGGATGCCCTCAGGTTTTCATGTGCTTTTGACCCCAAAGTCTTTGGATGTTCTATAAAACCGCCAAATTGAGCACCACTGCCAAAAAACCTCGCGCCGAATTCCTCAAGTCCCATACCGAGACCAATGGCTTCCCTTGCAAGACTTATAAGGGATTTCCCGACCAGCCCGTCAAAAGAGATACCTGCAATATGTAATAGATTTTTCTTCGGTATTATCTTATCTTTACTATCAGGAAGTTTATACTTATATATAAGATTTCCATTTTCCCTTTTTACTTCCATCTTCCAGGGGAGTAACGGCCAGAGTGAAGTTATATCCATTCCCTTGTTGCGCTTTATCTCCGCATAGAAATTACCCCAGAATATTAAATGCAACATCATGAGCTCGCGGAAAGTAAAAGAGGTCATCTCGCTATTGGGCCGCATATGAAGAATTGAATAAAGGGAATGTTTTAGTGCTTTTTCCTTACCTTCCCCGACATACTTATATAAAAATAACGGTACTCCAGCAATACCCTCGGAAAGTATTCTTGAGGCGGCCAGTATGGCAGAATATTTAAGTGCTTTATTCTCCGTTATATTTATACCTGAAAAAGTCTCGTTGCCGTAATCAGCACCTCTTAACCAGTCTTTTATCCACTGCTGGTTGTCAAAACTGCGTTTTTCAAAGAGCTTGGTAAAAATTCCCATTATCTAACTCCTAAGTAGATAAAACCAATACCAGAAGCAATATAGGCCGCTGGTGGATAAATAAGCCATATACCATAAAATAGTACTCCCATACCTAAAAGTATTATAAAATCCCTAAGGCCAAATTTATCCTTTAAATTGTTTTTGAATGTTTTTAATTTATTTTTCAAATAGTTATAATTCCCCTTGTCTCATAAACAGAATGGCTATCTTCATTTACCATTGCCCTTGAAACTGCAAGAATAAGGGCTATAATACCATCTATTTTTTCTTTTGATTTTTCCTTGTCCGGTTTTATGTTTTCATTTGCATCATTTCTTAACATGATATTATCAAACATCCACCTGAGTACCGGATTATCCCCGTGGTGGATTTTCTTCTGTAGTATTAATGCTTCTAATTGTTTTGTAGGTGCTGACATAGAAGCAAAACCCTGACGGACCTCTACCATAGTCATGCCCTTTTCTGCAATTCTTTGGGTGAGCATGGTAGCGTTCCAGGGGTCATAGGCAATTTCTTCAATCTCGTAATCTGTGGCCAACCTGTCAATTGTGTCTTCGATAAATTTATAATCAATTACATTGCCTGGCGTGGTTATGATATAACCCTGCTGCACCCATAAATCATAGGGTACTTTGTCTTTCCTTACTCTCTGCTCGATATTATCAGCAGGAATAAAAAAATTTGTCAGTACCTTGTAATTGCCTTCAATTGGAAATACAAGAACAAAAGCAGATATATCCACCGTGCTCGAAAGGTCAAGACCACCATAACAAATTTTTCCCTTAAGTTCTTCTGGATTTATTCCTCCTTTTGAAGCATCCCATTTTTCAATAGGCATCCATTTAGTTTCTTGACTGGTCCACTGACATAACCGGAGTCTCCTGAAAAGATTGATTTTGGCGGGCATCTCCTTTGCTTCGTTATAAGCCTGCCTAATCCTATCAATATCAAGTATCCGGTCCAGGCTCGGATTTACCTTCCTCCAGTTTTTTTCATCCTGCCAGTTGGCTTTTTCATCCAGGCTGTATATCATGGAAAGAAAGTGCCTGTCTTTTATAATGTGCTTTGAGACCTTTAAAGCATAATCCCGTACTTCATAACAAATGGAATTCTTGTCATAACCCGCCGTAGTGATTGCAAAGATAAGCGGCTGTTCACGGGCGTCTCCAGCTCCCTCGGTCAGTACATCCCATAAATCGCGGTTTGGCTGTGCATGTAGTTCATCGAATATTATACCATGAGTATTAAACCCGTGTTTTGTCTTTACATCTGCTGAAAGGACTTGATAAAAACTACCAGTCGCATAAATCACTATGCGCTTCCTACTGTCTATGATATTGCACCTTTTTAGAAGTGCGGGAGTCATCCTTACCATCTGTGCTGCTATATTAAAGACAATTGAAGCCTGTTCTCTATCCGCAGCAGCAGAATATATCTCGGCCCCCATCTCGCTATCGGCAAAAAGCAGATAAAGTGCAATAGCAGCCCCAAGTTCTGATTTACCATTTTTTTTGGGTATCTCTACATAGCATTTTCTGTATATGCGATTTCCTTTTTCATTAATGGTCCCGAACAGCTTTTTTATAAGGACTCTCTGCCATTTTAAAAGAACAAAAGGCTTTCCGGCCCATTTTCCCTTAGTGTGTTTAAGACTTTGTATAAATTTAATAGCGTGCTGAGCTCTTTTTGCATCATACATTTAATTTTTGTTATTTCCCACCGATGAGAGTAATTCTTCCATCGGGTCATCTTCTTCTTTATTCTTAGGCACTTTTAACCTGCTTCTGGAAGACGGTGTACAGCCAAATTCAACCGCACATGCTTTTATTATCTTTGCTGCTTCCCTCGCCATAGTAACTGCTGGATTTGCTTTTTGTCCGTAGCGGGTATTGATTATATGGCCATGTTTTTTTATATCTTCATTGGCCCAGACAAAAAGTGCATAATTTACGCAATAGAGTTCGATAATGGACCTATCGATTCTTGTAAGTAGGTTTAGATCATACAATATTGGCACGATTCTATCCCATTCTTTACTTGCTATGCGATCTTCCCTTATATAGCTGGGGCAATCGGGCATTTCTTTGGGTGGTATTGGTTCATTGTCATTTAATGGCCTTTTACCTGGATTTCCTTCTAAAATTTTTAAATATGTGGGTTTTGGCTTCCTACCTGTACCCATTTTCCTCTCCTGGCTCTATTATTACCCTGAAAGCTTGATTTGTAAGTAATTGAAGTTTGATTATTGATGCTAATTCACTTTGCGGTATTTCAAGTTGTACTCTTGCACCATTACCATCACCTGAAATCTTAATTGCTGATTGTATTGGGGATAATGACGCGATAAAAGATATTTTTTCCATTTAATTTGTTAATTTTAGTTCATTTCGCGATTTATAGAGCGATACTGGCGCGCATTGCAATTACGGGGGTCTTTAGAGATTTGACCCGCCCTGCCCATTGCTTGCCTAATTCTCATACAATCTCATCTGCAAATCAGTAATCTCATTAATTATAAACAGCCTCTCCTCATCATCTGCAACCTCGCCATATAGTATACGTCTCTTTAATTCTTCTATTTTCTCTTTTATATCATTCATCTTGACACTTCCCTACGCGTCTTTGCACTATGGCACTTCTTACATAGTCCCTGCAAGTTATACCTCTCGTTAGCTCCTTCTGGTAACGGTATAATGTGGTCAACCTGCGTGCTTGGTCTAATTCCGCATATCCTGCATATCGGTTCTTCTTGCAGTACTTGTTCTCTTAGCTCTTTCCATTTCTTATCATTTCTGTACTTCTGTGTATTTACCCTATGGATATGACAATATCTACCACTACTGACAAGGTTCTTACAGCCTGGATACATGCAGTTTTTGAGGTTTTTGTATGGCATTTAGATATTTGGGCATAAAAAAAGAGCCATTCCTGACTCAACTGACAATTCTAATCATACTGGAAAATAGCACATTTCTTATTAAATTGCAAGTTTTGTCAAGATGTTTTATTTGATATAATTTTAATATCCAACCCATTGTCTAAAATTATAAACTCTGAAATTATCTCCATATTTTTTAATAACCTCTTATTTTCTCTCTCAAAAGCTTTCTTAAGAAATTCATACATTCTATTATTTATGGGTCTATTGGTGGTTACAACAAAAATATATCTACCATTCTTTTCCAATCCATAAATCTTTTCTACTTTAAATTTAAATATTTTATCTGATAATTTTCTATTTAATAACCAAAATAATTTCTTTATCTTCTTCATTTTTCACCTCCTTACTTTAACCCATCCGGAAGCTTAAATCCTAATCCTTTCCTTAGCTTCCAGTGGGTATATTTTATGTCATCTTCTATATCATGTAGTAAATCATCATAATACTCGTTTGTCGGTATTCTGCTTTCACCTTTTATTTTCTTTATAAGGGCAATAGAACCTGCTTTCCGTGGGTCTTCTACAAGCTCTATTAGAAACTGCATATCCCTTATAAGCGGTCTTAATGCTTTTGGTATGGGTTTTCTCATTTATCACCAAACCCTGGCGGAGTTTCCATAAGCTTCTTATAGTTAATCTTCTCTGATGTCCTAAGTTTCTTCTTTTTGATGATATACTTAATCCCTGCCCTTTTTGCTATCTCGTTTAAGGTCTTTAAGCTTACATCATCTAAAAAGCTTATTAATTTGTACTTGTTTTCCATAATAAAAAAGGGACTACAGCTATTAGCCGTAATCCCTAATTGTGCAAATTCAAGGATAATATTAAGTTGTTAGATTAAGTTTATTTCATTTTTTTTAATAATTCTGGATTTTCATAGATGTTGCCGATGACTTCTATTCCCGTGGGACTTGGGGACTTATAATTGCTTCCATGATGGCTAAGGGGTTCTATTTTTTTATGTTTTGATATTACTAATTCACCCCTAAAATCAAAATAACTTGCATATTCTTCTACATACCACCCCACACCAAAAAGATAATCTACAGAATCAAAGTCAGCACTATTTTGGTACTCGCCAAATTTGACAATATGTAAAAAATAACATTGAACACATTGTCTTTTTACTATATCCCCTTCATAAATCTCTTTATTATTTTTATCTTTAAGTCCCGTATATTGCATGAAGATATTATCAATATCATTTTCTATTTTTCCGCCAGTTACATTATTTTTCATATCCCATAGATAGGACTCATTTTCATTGTCTTGGTCATAAAACATATGGGATAATTTTTTACTAAACATTCTAAATTTAATTTCTCTCATTTCATCTCATCCCTATTAACCGAAAATTCCTTCTCAAACCTCACAAATTCCCCTTCTTTTATTTTGAAAATAAGGGTACAAAACCTATGCTCGTTTATTTCATCTTCCAGCTTGTCTATAATCTTGTGCAACTGTTCAGTTATGGTTTCCACTAAGTGTAATATAGCATATTTGAGTAAAGAGTCAAGAGGGTGAGTTTTTAGTTATTTTTTGTTTTCATTTTTTCTTGACTAACTTTGTTTCTCTTTTATATTCATAATCATCTGCATTGGCCAACTTTTCTAATTTAGCAAGTCTCTGTAGAATTTTTGTCAAAACCGGCCTTATTCTTTTATCAATTTTATCATTTATTACTCCACCAATTCTAAAATCGCTTTCTTCAATATCTCTCATAACTGCATTTTCTATAAATTCTCTAAGTTGATATAATTTCATTCTTCACCTCCTCCAAATCCTTAATAACTTTGTCATAATCCTTATCCCAGACTTCATTCCTCTTAGAAAGCAAATACTCATAATCATCATTTCTAACTATTTTAAACCATTCCAGAAACCCTATGGGGTCTTGGTGTGCACTGAATTTTGAGAATGTATGACAATTTGCACATAAAAGACAGCCATTGCGTATATCCCACCTGAGAGCATGATTTCTACGACCTACTATATGATGAGGATTATTTGCTGGTTTTCCGCACATCTCACATCTGCCTTTACTTTTTATTATTTCAGACCAAAGGCGATCTGCTTTTCTTTTTAAATATTTTCTACTTTTTGTCTTTGTTTTCATCTGGTATTGTTATTTTCTTCTAATACTTTTATGGCTTTTAGAATTTCGGCTTTACGTTTTTTAATCCAACTTAAACTTTTCCCCAATTCTCTGGGTGAATACACTTGTCCCAATCTAACAAATTCTTTTTTCAAAATATGGATTGGGTAATTTATCTCCATTATTTACCTTTCTTTTTGGTTTTTAAACAATATTTCTTTGTCATTTCCTTATTATAATCTGCAAAAACTGAAATACTCATCACATGATGATTATTTAGTATTAAATATTTCTCATATAGTTCTTTCGCTTTATCTTCTGATTCAGCTGTTATTAAATCGCGAATATCAACGAGTGCAGAAATAGCATAAAATTTTAATTTTTTATCCATCTATTCCTCCTTATCCTGCACCCAAAAGAGAGTGCCTGATTTGTTTTTGTATCCTTCTAATATTTCCTTTATTACCCCATTAAAAGAAGCTTCGCCAATATTAAAAACTTCATAATGTGTTCTATCAATACTTTTTAGTGTTATATACCCAACCTTTCCACTCACAATAACCTTTGCTGGGGTTTTGGATTTTATAAGAGATTTAATCATTTTTTGAGTACCCTCATTAGAGATATAATTAAGTAGATATTCTAATTCCCCTTCACTCACCAAATACATTTTCTCTTTATTTGTCATTATTGTTCCTTTCTAATTCTTTCAATTAATTCTTTTTCATATTTGGGATTATCCCTTTTCACCAGCTCTTTATTATCTTCATCTTGACAATCCCAACAAATAGCCATGCGACAACCACCATAACTGTAACTTCCAGATGTTTCTTTTCCGCAACGTGGGCATTTCCAAATTCTAATCATCTTCAATCACCTCTGCTTTTAGTCGGATTTTCTGATTTTCCAACCTCATAAATTTTTTATAAGTTACATTATTATCAGCATGAATTTCAAGACAATCTATTATGTGGCTATCGGCTATCTCGTTATATTCTACTCTCCCCTCTGCCAGCACTATCTCATTTTCTTTTAGCTTGGATAGGATTTCTTTGTCTATATTTTCTTTAATTACTCTATCATAATGATTTTGACAAGCGTTTTTTGCCTCCCGTAAAGAAGAATATTCTTTAAAGCTATCGCCTATATCCATTCCTTTATTACCACACCAAAAACTTGCCCTTATCTCATATCCATGCATTTGATGAACTTGATAATAAGCGGATTCATTATTAAGTTTTAAGACTTCTATCTTTGCATTATGTGACCAATCCTCAAAACATTCTGGTGGTTTAACCTTTACCCATTTCAAGGGCTTTGCTTTTATCCCCTCAATATCCTTATCTTTAATATTTTTATTTTTCATTGGATTCCTCAAATTCCTCTAAAATAATATTTAAATCATACTTTAAATCTCCCATGCTGTCATAATCGAAATTTATGACTGTTTTAATTTCTCCTATGAGTTCATTGTATTTTATTTCTAATTCTGCCAATTTATATGTCTTCATTTCCCCTCTCTTTCAAGTATTTTGATTGCAGATTTTAGTTCTTTAATCTCTAATATTTCTTTAGATAAATCTTGTCCATATTCGGGTGCGTAATTTTCTATTCGTGCCACTTTTTCCTTTAAGGCATATAATCGCCAATTCAAAACTTCAATTGCTTTATCATATTTATTTCCCATTTTTAATTAGCTCCTTTAGTAGTTTTATTAATAATCTGGTGGCTCATATTTAAAATCATTCTTTATTATTGATTTTAATGCTAAAAGCTTTGCCATTTTTGAATCACGGTGTCTTTGGGTATCTTGAATTTCTGTACCATATACATGCAAAACCCCAATATCTATGGTTGTTACATATTGACTAATATTTATAGTTATTTTCAATTCTCTTTCTAATTCCTGCTCAAATAGAATTTGCTCTAATTGGTCTCCCGTGGGTAGCCAGATTAATTCACTTCTAACTCTATTTATTTTGGATTTTAATTCATCATTAAAATATAATTCATAATTGGCTGTGTACCATTTTTTATCACTACCAACCCCTACAATCTTTTTTATAAATGTTGCTTCCTTATGAAAATCTGAATATACCCAATTACCTTGTTCTATATAATCCTTTTTAATATTTTGTATCTCCCCACAATCACATTCTTTGATATACTCTTTTGTAAAATATTTATTCATTCCCTATCACCCTTATCGTTATGTTTTTGTTTTAAATTCTTTAAACTTAATTTTAGGTATTATTCTTATCTTTTTGCCACTAAGACTTACAAAATCAATTATTTCTCCGTTCTCAACCTCATAATCATATTTGCGATATTCCGTTTCAATATGCAATTGACAGACAATTTGACATTCTTTTTGTTCAGTAATCACTTCTCCTTCTTCTGGTATAAGGGAAATGATTTGGTTGGTTATATTTAACATTAAATCCTTAGGATGCGTATCAGTAATTTCTATCCATTCTTCTATGGGTAAAGAAATAGCACCAAAATAATGTTTAACCATTTCCTGTTCTATTATCTTCTCAACATTCTCCCTATCCAGCTTATTAAGTTTTGATAGGAGATTGGTAGCGATATATTCAATATGTATATCACGATAATGTCTATCGCGTTCATCACAAAGAGGTAATTCTTTTTTCAATTCCTCAATTACAATCTCCTTATTATTTTTAGTTGTCATTGGTACTCCTAACACCCATAAGGTAATAATTTAGTTGCATATTTCCATTCATATTCTCCATCCCCTTTTCTTTTAAATGTTGTTTTATCCTCTATAGCGTTGTGGATTTCTCTAATAGTTAAATTCGGAGCAAAGTTCTTATCTATTAAATTCGCAACCATTAAGGCAATCTTTTCAATATCTTTTTCAAAATCCTCAACTATGAAGCCATTTATTCTTTTTGCTTCCTCAATATCATTTTTTGTTATCACCCCTACCACCTCTTTTCATAAATTTTATTGCCAATCCAAAGCTCTAAATGTGTTTCATAATTAAAATAAGTATGTAAATCTATTCCTAAAAAATCACCAATAGCAAATGCAAACCATGTCATAAAATCTACTTCATAATTTAATATCTCTAACCTCATTTATTCCTCCTAAATGTTAATATTGTTTTTCCAATTCTCTTAATTCTTTCCTATACCGCTCGCTGTTTTTAGATTTTGCATTTATCATTGTCTTTAAATAAATTATTCTTTGCTGTTTCTTCTGCTGGGGAGTTAGTTCTTTTTCCGGTTTCTCCTTGACCTCGTTCCATTTAGCTTCGGCTTTATCTGCTTGGACTAACCGTTTCTTAATTTCTATATTGTTTAATAATCTATCTATGTTGTCATCATTTCTAAAAAGGTACTGCGGGTCGGCTTTCCAGTTACGGTCGTTCTTTCCCCTGTAAAATGGGGTTGCTGCCATTATTGATATAGCTTGTTTTATTTCTTCTTGACTGTATGTTTTAAGACGTTGCTTTATATGTGATTTTAATTTATCGGTTAAACGGTATTTAGAATTAAATTTATTATTAAAAAAATCTAAAAGCTCCTTATATATATTAATATTCTTATCTTTATCTATATCTCTTTCTATATCTCTTTCTCCTTCTCTTTCTATACCGTCACCCTCGGTAGTAACTCCGCTTAGTAACTTTTCGTTACTACGATATGGCTTTTGACGCTGATATTCAGATTGATATTTCTGCCAATTGACTATTTTTATGACGTTATTTTTGCCTATTTTTATCTTATTTACGGCTATCATTTTGCCAATTGAACGCTCAATTAATGACTTTTTACACTTCAAAAGTACCGATAATTGATTGTTTGTATAGCCCATTTCTTCAGTAATTGATATCTTTCCCTCACAGGCATTATCTCCAGCTAACAGTAAAAACCCGAACCAGACAAATCTTTCATCAGGTAAAAGCTCATCAAAACAACTCCCCCTAAGTGTCTGGTCTACATATAATTTAATCCAATTTCTTCTCACTTAACCTCCGTAAAATTCAATACCTCTTGTCCTAAATCTTTTTCTTCTGGGATTATAATTTTTATTGGAATATTATATTCTTTAGTTTTTTGAGCACTAAAACAATAAGATAATTTATCAAAATATATGAATATGCCTGCTCCATGTTTATTTATATATCTATTAAAATCATTTCTATTTAAATATCTTATTATTTCAATCATTTATTTATATCTCTTTTTGATACAACTGTCATTTATCCTCTTGAGCATACCGACTAAACCCCTAAATGTTTTATAGCCAATTCTTGCTAAATTGTTTTTGTTGTTCCAGTGTGGGTTTACCATTTCGGATTCCTTATTATTATTTATCTCCATTATTTACCTTTCTTTTTGGTTTTTAAATTGCTTGGTAAATCAATATACTCAACCTCAATTACATATTTACCATTCCATTCCATATTACCCTGCTTATACCAGTCAACTTCGGCCATTTCACCATTTTTTTTAATTACTTCAATATCTTCTGGTACTTCTTTAGCATAACTTCTATAAATCTGCCCTACTCCATCAACCAATATTCTATCTATTACTTTCATCATTCCTCTTTATCCTGCACCCAAAAGAGAGTGCCTGATTTGTTTATTTCAAAAACCTGACCAACTGTAATTTTTATTGGTGGTTTAATTTTAAATTCAATCTCAACAGAATTTGGTGGAATATAATGTATTCCACCAATAACACCGTCTGCAATAATCTCTACTGGAATTTTGGATTTGAGGAAATCATCTATGGCATTATAAGCATTTCTATAAGTTTTAAACATAAATTTAATTCTTTTTATATCTTCTTCACTTATAAGATACATTTTCTCTTTATTTGTCATTTTATCTTCCTTTCATATTAATAATTGTAATCAACACCCAACTTATAACTGCTAAAAATATAATAAAAATTATGAATAGTAGTTGTTTAATCATTTAGATTTAATACCTCCTGTCCCAATCTTCTAATTGCTATATCACAATATTTTTTACTTATTTCTATACCTATACATTTGCGTCCTAAATCTTTACAGGCTCTTGCGGTTGTGCCTGAACCCAAATAACAATCTAAAATTATTTCATTTTCATCACTACACCAACCTATTATGTGTTTTATCATTTCAAGGGGTTTTTGTGCTAAATGTTCTGCATTAAATTTTTCTGGTTTATCTTTAATAAAAACATCGTGTAATACTCGCCCCTTAATCTTGGGCATAAAGGGTTTATTATAACCATTTATAAATATACAAACTGGGTCAGTGGTTTGCATCCAACCACACCAACGGTTAGCATTTCCCCATCTTCTGTAAAGAAAAATTTGTTTTCTATAAATCAAATTTGTTCCCTTAATACTTTCAAATAAAAATGGTAAAATTCTATTATCATAAAAAATTACCCCAAACCTATTGGGTTTTAATACTCTTGAAATTTCAGGCATTATTTTTAAGACACTACTTACTGCAGTTAAATTGTCTGCATCTATACCACCACCATATTTTTGACTTACTTTATATGGCGGGTCAGTAATTACACAATCAATACTTTTATCTGGCAATTCCTTCATCACTTTCAAACAATCTCCATTGTAAATAGTAATATTTTCTTCTTCATAATATGGTTTAATCATTTAATAATCCTCACTTCTCTTTCCTGCACACCAAATTCCAATGCCTTATCCTTACTATCAAAATAAATATCTATACGGTTTCCCCTTATCAAACCGCCAGTGTCCAAACTTATATAAGCACCCAGGTCTTTAATCTCGACTATGGAATAAAGCGATATAACGTCAGGGTCGGTAGCGATTATGGGCAAGTTTTGGACTCTGGTTAAGTCAAGGTTAAAAGTGGTGGCTATTATATTGTTCGTGCCTTGCTGTGGGTCATTGGCAGAATATCCAGTAATGATAAATTCTTCCCAGCTATCATTATAATATCCAAAATCTTTGGCAAGCTTATCGTATTTTAAGTTAAGCTCTAAGTATTCATCTTGCAGTTCATTATAATTATCTACAAATCCACTAAGCAGTTTTAACCTGACATTTTCCCGCTGTACTTCTCGGCTAAGATAATCGGCCATATTTATATTGTACTGATTTTCCCTTATTAGAATTATAATAATAAGAGTAAATATCATTGCTATTAAGATTAAGATTGTAAGTTTATTTCTTTTCAATTATTTCCTTTCTGTATTTTTTTAGGTAATTCTACTGGAGAATTTACAAATTCCTCTAATCTAATTTCATTTTCAAATTCCATCTGTTTCCTTAGAGCTTTTTCTTCAGTTGTGTTTAATTGTTCGGGATTTTCTTGAAAAAATTGATTTAAATAACCTATAAAGTCCATCTCCCCCCCCCTAACTAAAACTAAAATATAATAATTGGGTGGGGTTCTCTATACAGGTGATAAGCTGTGGGCAACGTATCATTTGCAAATGCGAATAAGACACCTTGATACCTCTCGATACCCTGCTTCTTATCCTTAGCGTTGACAGGCACTTCTTATCTTGGTTATTAACCTGCATAGATTCACCCCAAACTATTTAAAACTAAAATATAATGAATTTAATCTATGAAATATAATGATGTTATGATTATAAATATCAACCAAACAAAAGCCATAATAACACCAACACCCAATTCCAAAGAAGTAATCACTAACAGACTTATCAATAAAGCATTTATCATCTTCACCCTCCTATACATTTAATTATAATAATCCCCACTATAAGAATTAATCCTATAGATATTGCTATATAGCGTATGTGTTTATGGTTTTTCATTTAATCAAATCTTTCAAATTTATAATAAGCAAAAACTGTTTTATTAATTTGCTCTGTTTTTATTAATCTGAATAATAGTGTTGAGATTGATGGTTTATCTGGAATTTCCATAGATTCTGCTGATTCCATAATCCTACTACCTTCCAAAAATGGTATTCTTAAATCTGGTAAAACTGTTGGAATCATTATCTTACCTCTTAAATAATTCATTTCAAGAATAGCTATTATTTTCATTTAAAAAGTCTCAAATTTTATATTTATATTCATCCTTCTTTTAGCTGTTTCCTCTATAATCCAAATCAAGTACGCCTTTTGAAGTATTTCTTTTATTTCCCTACAATCTCTGCCACCGCTTGCGCTCCCACCACGTGAAGCGTTTTTCTTGATTATATAATTAGCAAAATCATCAATTTTTGTTTTACAAAATCTACAATATTCAGGACAAAAAAGACGATTTAATGCTATTTCTTTTATGGCATCCCAATCGGGTTTTTCTATAAGACTTTCTACAAAAGATTCTGTCCAATCTTCATCTACTAAAGAAGAATAGCCAGGAGTAATTTTTAATTTAAAAGTTGTGCTCACGCTCCCCACCCCCAAAACCTACAGGCAATCCCACATACTAAACCTGTAAGAATTATTATATAAAATGCTATTTGTATTTTTTTGTAGTAGGTCATACCAACTTCCTCCAATCCTTTTGTTCTATAATGCTTAGTTGTAATTGTTTAGTCATGTTTTTCTGCTAAATCTTTTAGCTTATATAGTAGTTTTTCCATTTCTTCTTCGTCTTGATTACTTTCTGCTAAATCTCTTTCTCGATTACTGTGGTATATCTCTTTTATCTTATCTACTATTTCGGATGGAGTTTCTGGTTCTTTTATCATACATATCAAATCTTCGGATAGAGATATGTCAAGAGTGGGTATCTTATTCCTATCTGTATATGTGGGTACAGTAATATTCTTTGAGCCACAGTATGGACAATAATCAATTGAAGCGAAGTTAACTATCCCAAAATAATTAATACAGTGCTTACAATATCCTCCCTTGATTTCCCAATTACCCCTTTCAATAACTTTTTTCATTTAATCCTCCTTATAAATAATATTTCAGTCAGGGCAACACTTAGAATTTAATAATTTTAGATTTAACCTTTTAATCCATCCCTTAAAAGACATAATCTCCTTTCATAAACAATTAAGTGCTGCCCCATATTTAAAATAATCCTTCTTTTTCAGCTTGTTCAATGTCCTTTTCCAGTTGTTCATCTTCCTTATCTTTTTTTTCCTGTTCTTTTTTAAGTTCGGCCATAACTTCATCAAACTGCTTCCTTGAAAGTTCTTTTGAGGACTCTTTGATTTTGTATTTTTCAATCAAGTACTTTTTAAATTTTTCCTTAGTCTTTCCAAGCTTGCCGACCTTAATCCACATATCTTTAAGTTCATCTACGGTTACTTTAATTGATTTGACCAAACCCTTTTCATGTAAGTCTTCTTCAATGTCCTTTCCTTCTGGGATTGACGGTCCTTCAAGACTTAATATATCTTTACTTGGATTCTCCAGAGCTTTCATCATTTTATCTACGTCTGCTTCAAGATGAAGCACATAGACAGTCTTCTTCTTTCCCTCGGGGTTTACTTCCTGGGGTACTACTTCAAGGATAAATGGAAGTGTAGCAAGTCTGCCGCCTGTCAGTTTCTTTGCATATTCTATACCGCCATTTACGTTTAAGATTGTGTTGTAGCTTGATGTGTCAAGCTGGTATACTCCAAATCTCTTAACCCCCCTAATCATAAAGTACAGGTTTCCTATTGCCTTGCACTTGTTCTTTTTATAAAACTCACAATCCCTGCCCCGACAATCAATTTCTTCAAACTCTCCCGTATCGGTATTTATACAATTAGCAATCTCACCATCACCCTTACAGACAAGGCCGGTAGACTTGCCGTAACGTTTGTAATACTGTGGAAAGACTTCTTCAAGACTGTCAGAATGAAAAGCTATTTGCAGTTTTTTGGGTTTGTCCCCATAGACTGCCCTTACTTCTATGGGACAAACGAAATAGTCTACTGCTGACGGATAGTCGGATTTTGTTCCTTGTTTCTTTATCCCTAACCGTATCTTACCTAAACGTGGAATCCGGCCACGTCCTTGAAAATCTTTTATTGGCATTATTTCTTTCCTTTCTTCTTAGCTTTAATTTTTCTTTTCCTATAATAAATATCTACACTATCTAAAAATATTTGAAATTCATCATCAATCCCGTCAGCTTCTAAATTTTGTAATGCAAAACTACTGTCTGGACTTTTAGGAATATTTACCGGAACAATTCTTTCCGGTGGTTCAAAGCCATTTTCAATAAGCAGATTCTTAAGAGCCGCCAACTGATAAATATTTGTTTCATATATCCCCGAACCACTCTTAAAATCCCAAAGTTCTCGGATTTTGTCCACATAGGCATATATATCAAGTGTACCCCCATATTGATATTTTTCACTTATTAATGGTGTTTCTGCTATAATCACCTCAATTTTTTTACCCCTAATATGTTGTTTAAATGATTTCATGCTATTTTCAGACCAGTCCCATACTTCCTGGCTTATATTATATTTATCTATTTCATATCCTGAGAAGTAACCGAGTATTCTTGCATGAATTACTGTCCCAACATTAGCAGATTCACCCTGTTCATAAAGATTTTGGCCTTCCTTACCTTTTTTATAAGCCCAGCCAACAAGTGCTTGTATGGCCAGTTCTTTCAGGGCAGTAGTAACTCCAACGATTTTCTGTTCCTTGGAATTTCTATAGGTTATGTGCGGCTCATTAAAATCAATTCTTACTTTTTTTATTGTTTTTATTTTATTCATTGCTTCATCGGATTTAATTTATTTCTTAATTCTTCTTCCATGTCCTTATCGGTATTCTCATTATCGTAAATTTCTTCATCGGACTTTTCCCACCTGTTGATATTATCCATAATCCTATCTACTGATTTATTTATTATTAATGGATTTATCTTATCTGTCAAAATATATTCACTTATTATTTCTCCTACCATAA